GCGGATGCGGGGCGTGACCCTGCGCGTGTGGCTTTTGCCGAGCGGTATTTGCGGCGCGGGCTGGATACGGGCGTCGAGATGAAAGCCTTGACGGGTGCGAGCAATGCCGAGGGCGGTTTTGCGGTGCCGCGCGAGATTGATGCGATGATCGGCGCGACGCTGAAATCCCTGTCGCCGATCCGCAGCCTTGCCAATGTCGTGCAGACCGGGAGTGCCGGGTATCGCAAGTTGATCGCCACCGGGGCGACGGCGGCGGGCTGGGTTGGTGAGGTGGCGGCGCGGCCCGAAACCGCGACCCGCAGCTTTGCCGAGATCGCCCCGCCAACAGGGTCGCTGTATGCCAATCCGGCAGCGAGCCAAGCGATGCTGGATGACGCGATGTTCGATGTCGAAAGCTGGCTGGCTGATGAAATCGCGCGCGAGTTTGCGGTGGCCGAAGGGGCCGCGTTCCTGACGGGCAATGGCGTCAACCGGCCCAAAGGCCTGTTGACCTATGTCACCACCAGCCAGAATGATGCGGTGCGTCCGTTCGGGACGATCCAGCATATCGCATCGGGCGCGGCGGGCACTTTCGCCGCCGCGAGCCCGCAGGACCGGCTGGTCGATCTGGTCCATGCCCTGCGCGCACCGTATCGCCAGGGTGCGACATGGGTGATGAACAGCGATACGCTGGGCAGGATCCGCAAGCTGAAAACGAGCGACGGGGCGTTTATCTGGCAGCCGGGGCTGGTCGAGGGGCAGGCGGCGACGTTGCTGGGGTATCCAGTGGTTGAGGCCGAGGATATGCCCGATCTGGCCGCCGATAGCCTGTCGATCGCATTCGGCAACTTTCGCGAAGCTTATGTCATCGCCGACCGCGGCGAGACGGCGATCCTGCGCGATCCGTTCAGCAACAAGCCGTTCGTGCATTTTTATGCCACGAAGCGCGTCGGTGGTGCGCTGGCCAATAGCGAGGCAGTGAAGGTGATGAAATTTGCCGTGAGCTGATTGCGCTAGCCCTTCCTAATTCAAGGGAGTGGGCCGGGGGGTGGGGACTGTCGAGCTGGTACAAGGCCGATGGACCCCACCCCAACCCCCTCCCCCGAAGGGAAGGGGCTTCTTGAGCAAAGGGGGCCTGAGGATGAACAGTTTGATTGTTGAAGGCGGGCCGCTGGCGGTCAGCCTGGCGGAGGCGCGCGCCTGGCTGCGGCTGGGGCCGGCGGATGAGGATGGCGTGGTGACGGCGCTGATCCGCGCTGCGACAAATATGTGCGAGATGATGACGGGCCAGTTGCTGATCGTCCGCGAGGTGAGTGAGGAGCGACCGCTGCGCAGTGGCTGGCTGAGACTAGCGCGGCAGCCGGTGCGCAGTGTCGTTGATGTGACGGTGCGGGATGATGCCGGGTTGCCGGCGGTGCTGGCCCGTGCGGCGTGGGAATTGCGCGCCGATGGCGATGGTGGGGTGGCCGTGGCGGTGCTGGATGATGGTGCCGGGCAAAGCGTTATGGTGCGGTATCGTGCAGGTCTGGCGACAGATGCAGCGGCGGTACCCGATGCGTTGAAACAAGGCATGTTGCGGATGATCCAGCATCTTTATGCAGCGCGCGATTCTGAAAAACTTGGCGGCGTGGCGGACGTTGCGATGCCCAATATCGTTACCGCGCTGTGGACGCCGTGGCGGCGGGTGCGGCTGGCGTTGCCGGGGGTTGCGCCATGAGCGCGGAGGCGGCGGTGGCGACACGGCTGGCGGTTTTGCTGCGCGGCGATGCAGCGTTGATGGGCCGGGTCAATGCGGTTTTTGATGGACCGGTGGCGCGGGCGACATTGCCGTTTCTGGCGATTGGTACGCTGGGCGTCAGCGACTGGGGCACCAAGGACCGCGCTGGGGCCGAGGTGCTGGTGCGGGTGAACTGGACGGCACCCGATAGACCCGGTGACGGAATAGTGGGCACGCGGGTGGCGGCGGTGGTCATGGGTTTGCGCGGCGTTGCTGGCGGCTGGGAAATGGTCAGTGCGCGGCTGATCCGGTCGCGCGGTGAGCATGACAAGCAGGGGCGCTGGGTGCAGGGATTTGATGTGCGGGTGCGGTGTTTGGTGGTGGGGTGACGGTGCCCCCCTTTTTGCACCAGCCGGGCACCAGCCGACCCCAAATTCCTGAAGGCGCAGAGCCTGGCGTTGCTCAATCGTTCGGCGGTATCGTATTGCTTTCAATATAATCCGCGAACTTATTTTTGAAGTTGTCGACATAGTCGGCGACCTGCATGTCGGCATTATCCCTGGCATCGGCGGGTTTGACACCATCGGCGCGGTCGAGTGCGACCACGGCGGCATGGAAGCCTGCCTGTTCCGTTTGACAGGCGCCGACGACGGCCATGGAAAATTCGGCATCGGGCATCTTGGCCTTTACCGATTCATGCAGGAAGCCGCGCATACATTTGAGATAGTCGCCGCGCGCCTTGTCAAGCGTGGCGGTGGATTGCGCGGCAAGCGCGGCTGCAAACATCAGACTGGTGCCAAGCATCATCAAAATTCCCCGAGCGATGACATTTTTATAAAAAGGAGTTTACCTCATGGCGGTTGAGAATGGCAGTGCTTTCCTGTTGAAAATTTCGGACGGCGCGGTGCCCGTGCCCGCGTACGTCACGGTAGCCGGGCTGCGCACCACGCAGATGGCGATTAATGGCGAGGCGGTGAATGTCACTACCAAGGATTCGGGCGGGTGGCGCGAGCTGTTGTCCGGGGCCGGAGTGCGTTCAGTGTCGGTATCGGCAGCGGGGATTTTCACCGGATCGGTAGCGGAAACGCAGCTGCGCGGGGCAGCGCTGAACGGCACGATTGCGGCCTATGAGCTGAGTTTTGAGAGTGGCGAGCGCATGCGCGGGCGGTTCCTGGTGACGCGGCTGGATTATGCCGGGGATTATAATGGCGAGCGCAGTTACGCGATGAACCTGGAATCCTCTGGTGCGGTTATCAGCCTGTGAGCGGGGTAAACGCGCTGCGCGGTGAGGCGGAGTTTAAGGTCGCAGGCGAAACATATCGCCTGCGGCCGAGTTTTGCAGCGCTGGTTGCGGCAGAATCGGAGCTGGGTCCGTTGTTTGCGTTGACCGAGCGGGCAGCGGCGGGCGGGCTTAGGCTGGACGAACTGGCCGGACTGTTGTGGCACTGTATCGATGCGCGGCCAGCGGCGCTGACGCGGGAGGCCGTGGGCGAGGCGGTCGTCGGCGCGGGGCTGGTGGCGGTGACCCCGGCGCTGCGCCTGTTGCTGATGCAGATTTTGCAGGGGCGGTAAGGTGGATGCGTTTACGCCGGCCGCCTTGCGCCTTGGCAGTGTGATGGCGCGGGTGGCGGGGTGGACGCCGGATATTTTTTGGAACGCGACCCCTGCCGACGCTGCGATGGTGCTGGCGGGGTGGCGCGAGGAAGCGGGGGACGGCAGCGGTGTGCCGCCCCCCGACGCGGCGCTGCGTGCGCAATTGATGGAGCAATTTCCCGATGGCGGATCAGGTGGATGAACTGGTGGTGCAACTGCGCGCCGACAGCGGCGATTTGCGGCGCGAAGTGGCGGCGCTGAAAAGCGAGCTGGAAGGGCCATTAGCGGCAGGGGCGGCGCGCGCCGGGGATGCGATTGAGCGGGCGTTGTCGCGCGCGATCCGGACAGGCAAATTTGGATTTGAGGATTTGAAGCGGGTTGCCCTGTCGGCGATGGCGGAGATTGCGCGGTCGGCGATTTCGTCGGGAATTGGCGCACTTGGCGGCGGCGGGGGAGGTGGCGGCGGCGGCGGATTGGGTTCGCTGATTACCAGTGTCCTGACGGCGTTGGCGGGTGCACCGGGGCGGGCAACGGGCGGCCCGGTAAGCGCCGGCCGCGCGTATCGCGTTGGTGAGCGCGGGCCGGAACTGTTCGTACCAACGACGAGCGGACGCGTTGAGGCGAACGTGCCAGGAGGCGCGCGCGGGGCTGTGACGATCAACGTCAATGTGCGCGGCGGTGCGTCCGACCCGCAGCGGTTGGCGCAATCGGGGCGGCAAGTCGCGCGCGCGGTTCGGCGCGCAATCAGCGATCTGGAGGATTGAGCAATGCTGTGGTCGCTGAACGAGACACGCGAGGAACATCAGACCGCGGATTTTATCCATCGATTTGATCCGCGGTTCTGGACGGTCAATTTTCCGCGCCCGATGCTGGGATGCGTAGTGGCGAGCGCGGCAGACGCGCTGCGCGTTGAGGTGCAGTTCCAGCGGCGCGAGGATTTGTGTGGGCTGGACTGGGCTTCGGCGGATAATTGGGATCATCCGTTATTGGGGTATGAAACGGCGCGGGATTATCGCCGCTGTCAGTTGAAGTTTCGGTGGCGATCGGATGGGGTCAAGCCGCTGGACGCTGTGCATGGCCCGACCTTGACCATAGAAGGGCGCGATGCCGGGGGCGCGGCGCGAACCTGGTATGTGCGGTTGTGGAATTATGCCAACGGAACGCCGACAGATGCGCTGGTAACCCTGGATTTTGCTGCGCTGGATGGCGGGTTTCTGTTGCCAGGTGAGGCCGACCCGGTGTTTGCGGGGGACATCGACCGGATGTTCATTTCGCTGGTCGCACCCGACTATGATCTGTCGAGCGGCGTCCGCGCGGCTGCGGCGACGGGGTGGGCGGAACTGACCGACATTGTCTGCACGGGGTCGGGCGCGGTGTTGGCCATTGGCGATACGCGGCTGGCAGATCCGGGCGTAGGGATCGCGACCGGCTATGATGACCTGTATAATCTGACGCCAAGCCGGGTGGTGCGGATGATCGATGCCCTGGGGTATCGCGGTGATATTATCCATTATGTCGGGATGAGCCATTATCCGCAGCTGGAGCGTGCGGGCGGCGCGCTGGTCGCGGGTTTGGGCGGGGGAGTGTTGGGCAGCGGAGTGTTGGCCGGGCCGTGCGCGCGCTGGCACGCAGAGTTTGCGGCAGCGGCAAAGGCGGCCGGGCTGGGCATTATCTGGTCGCTGTCGTTCGAGCTGTTCGATGCATATTGCCCTGATGCGTGGAAGCAGCGGAGCGCCGATGGCGCGCCGGCGCTGACCGCGTGGGTGCCACCGTCGACCCTGATGTCGCCAGCAAACAGCGCGGCGATGACGTATTTACAGGCGGTGGCGGCGGCGTTTGTTGGCATTGGCCGGGCGGCAGGATTGCCCGCAAAATTTCAAGTGGGCGAACCATGGTGGTGGACCAACAGCGGTGGGCGTTTCTGTGCGTATGATCCGGCAACGGTGGCGGCGCTGGGGGCTCTGAGTGTGCCGATGGCGGATATTGTCGGGGCCAAGAGCGCGCCGCAGATTGCCATGCTGGATGCGCTGGGCGTGCTGTTGGCAGAAGCGACGGCGGCGCTGGTTGCGGCAGCGCGCGGTGCGGCGGGGCCAAGGGGACTGACCAGCTATATCCTGATTTTTCTGCCTACGGTGCTGGATGCAGCTGCGCCCGAGGCGCGGCGGGCGAATGTGCCGCTGGGCTGGGCCAAGCCAGCGTATGATGTGATGCAGCTGGAGGATTATGACTGGGTGACGGCCGGGCGCGGCGCCGAGACAGGACCGGCGACGGAGGCAATCGCGGCGCGGTTGAACTATCCGGTGGGCGAGCAACAGTATCTGGCAGGATTTGTGCTGAATGCGGCTGAGCGGGCGCAGTGGCGGATGATCGTGGATGCAGCGCGCAGTGCCCAGGTGCGCGGGGTGGCGCGCGGTTTTTTGTGGGCGTTGCCCCAGATTGCGCGCGACGGGTTGGTGATAAGTGCGGGTGAGGAGGATCAGGTGCAGGATTTTGACGCAGTGGATTTTCCCATCGCCATTGGCCGCGAGGCACAGGTGGTGACTGAATTTGCGACACAGGTGATCGCATCGCCATCGGGGCATGAGCAGAGGATCAGCGAATGGGCCGATGCGCGCATGGCTTATGATGTCGGACCCGGCGTGCGGAGCGAGGATGAGTTGCGGGTGCTGACCGCGTTCTTTCGGGCGCGGCGGGGCGCGGCGCGCGGGTTTCGCTTTCGCGATCCGCTCGACAGCAGCACGGCAGCAGGGGACGCGGTGCCAACAGCGAACGATCAGTTGATAGGGACGGGCGACGGGGTGCGCCGCGATTTTGCGCTGGTGAAGAGTTACGGGAGCGGCGCGGAGGCGCAGGTGCGGCGCGTGACGCTGCCAGTGGCGGGAAGTGTGGTGACATCCGTTGGCGGAGCGGCGACCAGTGCTTTCAGCTTGCAGCCGGACGGCGTGCTGGTGTTCGATGTCGCCCCGCCGGTGGGCGCGGCAGTGCGCGCGGGGTATCGTTTTGACGTGCCGGTGCGCTTTGCCGAGGATCGATTGACCATTGGGCGGGCGAGTTTTCTGGCGGGTGAGGCGGCCGAGGTTCCCCTGATCGAGGTGCGGCGATGAGCGCGGCGTGGCTGGCCGCGCCGCTGGTGACGGCGGCGTGGTGCTGGCGGTTGGTGCGGCGCGACGGGGTGGTGGTCGCGCTGACCAGCCATGACCATGACATGGCGGTGGACGGCACGCTTTACCGCGCCGCACCCGGGATGCGGCCGTCACAGATTGAACAGAATGACGGTCTTGAAGGACAGAGCATTGATCTGAATGGCGCGATCACCAGCGCGGCAATCCGCGCCGAGGATATTGCCGCTGGTCGCTGGGACGGGGCGGCACTGACGCTTATGCTTGTCGATTGGCAGGCGACGGAAGCGGTGCCGGTCACAGTGGCGAGCGGAACATTGGGGAGTATCGAGCAGCGTGGCCGCGCGTTTACAGCGGAACTGGCCGGGCCGCTGGCCATATTGGATGCACCAGTGGTGCCGGTGACGTCGCCGACGTGCCGGGCGGCGTTGGGCGATCGCGATTGCCGGGTGGCGTTGGCACCCCTGACTGCTGTGCGGCGCGCGATCGGCGTGAGTGGACGGGTGGTAACACTGGATGGGCCGATTGCGGCCGAGCAATTCGTGCTGGGGCGGCTGCGCTGGCTGGATGGGACTGCGGCGGGGCTGGTGAGCCCGATCATTGCGCAAGGGCTGAATAGTGTGACGCTGGCAGAATTGCCTCCGGCGATGCCCGCGGTGCCGGTGCGGATTGAACTGCGCACGGGTTGCGACAAGCGGCTTGATACTTGTGTTGCGCGTTTTGCCAATGGTGCCAATTTTCGCGGGGAGGCCCATTTACCGGGATTTGACCTGTTGACCCGCTATCCCGGCGGATGAGTGCGGGCGATGCGGGCGCACGGGCCTGGAGTGCCGCGCAGGCGCTGATCGGTGTGCGATTCCGCCTTCAGGGGCGCGATGCGGCGACGGGGCTGGACTGTGTCGGGGTGATCATCGCGGCCTATGCAGCGGTGGGGGTGCGGCTGGATTGCCTTGGCGATTATCCGCTGCGGGGGGTTTCGCTGGCCCAAGCCTTGGCGCGGTTTGCCGCATTGCCACTACGCCGGGTTGAGGGTGCAAGGCGAGCCGGTGACATTGGCCTTTATGCCCTGCCTGCGCGGCAGCTTCACCTGGCGCTGCTGGATGAAGACCGACTGGTCCACGCCGACGCCGGAATGCGGCGCGTGGCGGAAGCGCCGCTGATGCGGCTGCCAGAGCCCGACGTGCGCTGGCGATTGATGGAGAAAGGATAGAGCATGGCTACATTGGTGCTGACCGCAGTCGGAACCGCCATTGGCGGGCCGATTGGCGCGAGCATAGGCGCTGTCATAGGTCAGCAGATCGACGCCGCCATTTTTGCACCAAAGGCGCGGCAGGGGCCGCGCCTGTCGGATTTGAAGATTCAGACATCCAGCTATGGCGATGCGATTCCGCAAATATTTGGAACATTGCGGGTCGCAGGCACGGTGGTCTGGGCAACTGACCTGATCGAGCGGCGGCAGAAACGGTCGGCTGGCAAGGGGCAGCCGAAGGTCGTCGAATATAGCTATTCGGCGTCGCTGGCGGTGGCGTTGTCGTCGCGGCGGATCCGCCGGGTGCGGCGGATATGGGCCGATGGACGGTTGCTGCGCGATGGCAATGATGTTTTTGCCGAGCAAGTTCGCATGCGCGTGCATGACGGCAGCGCAGACCAGCCGGTCGATCCGCTGATCGCCAGCAGTTTGGGGCTGGCGCGGGCCTCGGCCTTTCGCGGTCTGGCCTATGTCATGCTGGAGGAACTGGATCTGGCGGCATTCGGCAACCGGATTCCGCAGATGAGTTTTGAAGTTGAAGCCGATGACGGCAGCGTTTCGGTGGCGCTGGTGGCCGGCGTGCTGACCAAGCAAACGGTAATGGCGGACCCGGCGCTGATGCTGGCTGGTTTTGCCGCGAGCGGCGCGCGGGTGCGCGATGCGCTGGCACCGCTGGCGGAGTTGGCGCAGCTAGGGTTGCGGCGTGACGCGGCAAAGTGGGCGCTGGCGTCGGCCGAGGCACCGCAGGCCGGGCCGACCGATCCGGTGGTGGCGCGGATTGGCCCGGCAGTGCCGCTGCGCGCAGTGGAGGACCGGCGGATGTCGCTGGCGCGCGTCGCCGATGCGGTGAGCCTGCGTCATTATGATCCCGCGCGCGATTATCAGACCAGCGTTCAGTCGGCACCTGTGGCTGGCGGCGGGGCGCGCGCCGCCATGCTTGAGCTGCCGGGGGCCATGACAGCCGAGCACGCGCGCAGCGCAGCGCAGCGGATGGCGCTGGTGGCAGGCGACAGGCGGCGCACGGTGACGGTGCGCGCAGGGCTGGGTGCGCTTGCGCTGCCGATAGGGGCGGTTCTGACGCTGGCCCTGACGGACGAGGCGGCGCAGCGGTGGCGGATCATGGAGCGGGTTGTGGCGGATGCCGGGGTGCGGCTGACGCTGGTACAGCATGCTGCGCTGGTTAGTGTTGGTGCGCTGGCCGGTGACGGCGGGGCGGCGCAAGTGCCGGGCGATCTGCCGGGCGGCACCACCTTGTTTGCGGTGTTTGATGCGCCGGGTGATGGTGAAACCGCCGGAAATGTGCCGGTGCGCCTGGTTGCGGCGGCGGGGAGTGACGCACGTTGGCGGGGCGCCGACCTGTGGTGGGTTGGCGATCCGTTGGCCGAGCCAGAATCTTTGGGGCGGATCAGCAGCGCTTTGGCGCTGGGGGTGTTGGCGCAGCCGTTGGCGCCTGCCGCGACTTGGCTGGTCGACCGGTCGGCCGAGGTATTTGTGATTTTGGCCAATGCGGGCATGGAGCTGACCAGCATCAGCCATGCCCGGATGCTGGCAGGTGGCAACCGGGCGATGGTCGGGGGCGAAGTCATCCAGTTTGAGCAAGCGGTGCCGCGGGGCGGGGGGCAGTGGCGATTGACCGGATTGCTGCGCGGGCGAGGCGGCACGGACGATGTCAGCGGGCCCCATGTTTTGGGCACAAACTTTGTCCTGCTTGATGATTTTGCGGTGCTTCCGCTGCCAGATAGCTTTGCGCTGCGGGTTATGGCGACGGATGCTGTTATCGAGCGGCAGGAGCGCGGCCAGATCGCCATGCAGCAGCATGGCGTTCCAGCAGGCAATCGTGCCGTTCGTCCGCTTTCGCCGGTTCATGGCCGGGCCATCTGGATCGCGGGCGGCGGATGGCGGATCGCGTGGGTACAGCGCAGCCGTGCTGGTGCGCGCTGGCCGGACGGAGTTGGGGTGCCGTCCGGTGAGACCGCGCAACGCTGGCGCGTGCAATGGCGTGATACCGCGAATATCCTGGTCGAACGTGAAGTCGAGGAGCCTCAGCTGGAACTGTTAGCCGGTGCGTTCGATCCGGCGACCGACGTGACAATCACGCAGATCGGCGATTTTGGCGTTTCGCCCCCGCTGACCGTGACGCTGGCCTAG